AAATTTAAATAATGGTCATATCTTTCTTGTACTAATTCAGATTTATAAATTACTGATTTACCATTTTGTAAATTTCTTTTTATATTTTTAATCATATCGATAGTAATATTATTTTTGTTTTGTTCTATGAAATAATCTAAAATTTTCATTGGTTTCCATTTTTCTATAAATTTTTCAATTACAAATATAATATCATGTGCATTTATTTTTCTTTTTGATAAATTAACTTGTTCTTGTGTTAAAGATTCTTTTTCCTTCTTTTCTTCATTACGACATACAATTTCACCATTTTTAATTCTAGTTATTGTATGTCTTGGTAAATTGAGTGATTTTTGTATATCTATATTTTTATTCCCTTTTTTTAATAAATCTCTCACATTTATTATAACTTCATCGCTGACACCTCCTTTTGCATCTCTAATGGAAGCAGACATTTTTTTCTTTGTTTCTTCTGAAAATGTTTTACCATAATTATGATTTCCTTCTCCTGTCATTTTTTCAGATTTATCTTTATAAACTTGTTTGTTATGAATTTCTTTACAAACTTGTTCTTTAAAACTTTTTAATCTTAATGTTTCTAAATAACCTTCTTTTCCTTTCTCATTTTGATTTAAATCAGTAAATAATTCAATTTCATGTTTCTCACTATTACAAATTTTATACATTATTTCTTTCATAGATATTTTACACGTGTTCAAAAATATTTGAAATGCATTTGCTTGATTAAATTTAACGATTAAATGTGGTATTATTAATTGTATAAATTTTAAACAATCATCTTTTTTATATATTATTAATTGATAATCATAAATTTTGCCAAATCCTAAAAATTTTGAGATTTCGTGTAATATCTTTGGATGATTTTTTTGTGCTATTGTAATTTTTATTTTTTTTAGGTTATTTTCAATAAATATACAACCTTCAGCATCAAATAAACCAGCAATATATTCAATGTTTAATCTTGTTAAATATATTTCATCTAACTCGCAACTTTTATTTAAACTAGAACATTTTAAATATAATTCTTCTTTTTCTTCATATTTATTTGGTAAATTTACTAACTTATTAAATTCACATAAACAATAATACTGATTTTCTTTAATTATAAAACTATTTTGTAAATAATCTAGTAATACCTGATATTCATTATTTCTTATTAATAAATTATACTGATTTCTAATATTGTGTTTATGATAATATTCATTATTGTCGTCCATTAAATTTATTGTTTTATCATTTCTATTAGCTGAAGATATTATACTTCCTCCAAAATGATAACGAATTATTTGTAATATATTTGTTCTACATTGTGTTATTGAAAAACCAGACTGATAACCATCTGTAATTTTCCTTATAAAAATGCATCCATCACCATCTATAAATCCAGCAATATAAGATGGATGTGGAGGATTATATGTAAATCTATCTAAATGTATTTTATTGTCAGATTCAATTGTGTCCGTCATAGTATAATGTAATATACACACTAATCTTTATATTGTTTTCAATTTTAATATTTTAATTTAATGATTATAATATTAAATTTTATGATGTTACAAAATATAAGTGTATAAATAATATCGCACGATATATGTTGTAATTAATTAGAGTAAGCCAAACCTCCCCAGGTGTGCTTATTCCAACTCAAATATTTCTATTTGAGCTCGGACTATTCCTTAAGTCTTCATTGAAAGTTGCTAACTTTCTCAGACCCACTCCATTATAGTCTCTGAACCTTCTCCATATGCTTGCTTTAGCGCATTTAGGAGCTTGGCTGCAGATTGTCCAATCCTTTTCGTTATTACTATGCCCTAGGTCATTACCCCGGGTATTCAAAATGTTTTCACACAATGAAGTAGTAGAAAAGGCTATCAGGATGTTCCTGCAATTTAGAAATGTTGCCTCCAAATGACTTGATAGTCAGAAAGAGACTAGCTGGTTATATAATGTATTCTGTTGTTTTTGAATACATATTTGCTTTACACTGTTTACCCACATTAGAAAGCAAATATCTAATATGGCAGCCAACTGTTTGGAACAGGAGGTTAATACATGTTGGTACATCGTATATTGTAGCGTAAACTCGTTAATCCCAGACATAATTCTTAGAACATTATAGTTTGTAGCATAAACGCGAACCTTGGCAGTCTTGGTACCCTCAACAGTTGCGTTAGAAAGAACGAGCTGAAGAGTGGCATTATCAATTCTGGAAAAGTTGCAAGTTCCTGAAGGCTGATGTTCTTCAGGTCTCAAGGCGAAGGAGTAAACGTTAATACCTTCATCAGGGTTTCTGGTGTGGGCCTGGTAAGGCTGAACCCAAGAGAAGTAAGAACCTTCACGCTCAGAGAAGCGGTCTTGGCCGTTAAGCTGGAGCTTAGCGGTGACGACAGGGTTCTGTCCCCAACAATGCATGTCAAGAGATGTCTCAGAAAGGACAAAAGTACCGGCATCAGAGACACCAGAGTTGTCAAGGTGAGATCCACCGCTAGCTGCGTAAAGTTGTGCAATTTGAGCAGAAGTTCCAGGAGGAATAGGAACTTGAGGACCTCCAAGGTTGACCTCATTGTAAGGGTTGGAAGGTCCGTGCCAGTATCCGGTGAAACCAGCACCAGGGATATAGTCAAGAGCACCAGCGTCTTGGAAAAGACCTTGGGCATCAATGTAAGCACGAGAATCTTGAGCAACAGAGGCAGGTCCTCCGAAGGCATGGATAGCGTTAGGAAGAGCATCAATAGCATCAGTGTAGTTGAAAGGTTGAGCACCAAGAACCTTGAAAAGAAGAGCATCACAGGTTAAAGATGAGCAGTAATCAACATTTTGATCAGACTGGACAACCCAGATGAGCTCCTTAACAGGGTGGTTAAAGTTGAGCTTAATCTTGTTAGAAGAAGAACCAACAGACTCATCACCAGTGAACTGGAGCTGAGAAATAAGGTACTCATGAGGGTTCTGAGCCATTCTGCGGCGCTCATCAGTGTCCAAAAACACGTAATCAACGTATAAAGAAGCAGCAACTAGAGACTGATTGTAGGCAATAGTGGCAGGGACAGGGCGTCCAACTGTGTACTGACCTGGTTGTCCAGAGTAAGGGTTGGTGTTGCAGTTAAGGGTGGTAACAGCCCAAAGACACTCGTCAATAGGACGGATATCAAGGTTAATCTTGACCTCGTGATATTGAAGAGCAATAAGAGGAAGGGCAAGACCAGGGTTTGTGCAAAACCAGAATTGAAGAGGAACATAAAGAGTTGTTTCAGGAAGAGCGTTTCTTGGAGCACAAACTTGACGAGGAGCCAAGGAGTCACAAGGAGACTCAACATCAGAGAAGGAAGGATCTGTGATAAAGGTGAGTTGAGTGGTGTTTCCAATCATCTTGAAGTAACCACGTTGTTGCTCAGAAGTCATGGTAAGTTGGTTCCAGATGTGCATCCAGTCACCATATTGGCGATCAATACGTTGACCACCAATTTCAACCTCAACCTGGGCAATAATTTGCTCACCAGGGAAATCCAACCAACGGGCATAGACACCGGTATTTTGTCCAGTAGAGTAGTTTCCAAGACCCATAAGTTGGTTAATCTCAGGAAGAGTAACCTGAAGATATGTGCGGTAAGCAAGATCACCATTTCTGGAGATCACGCACTGGACACGGCGACCGAAATCGGCTTGTCCGTTGAAAGTTTGTTCGATTGATTCAATCGCAAAGTTTGTGTATCTGCGATATGTTACTTTCCAAAAAGTAATTTGAGGGTTACCTGTACATTTCCTCTACCTTATTTTTCAATAAGGATTAGACTATATCTTATGGAGAATTTATATTTGCTTTTATTTCAGCAGTTTCTAAATTTAATAATAATTCTTCCGAAAACCATTTAGTCGTTGAACCTTCTTCTTTAAATTTTTGTATTTTATTCAAAATAAAATTAATTTGATACATATCTATTTCTTTTTTTGTTGAATTGAATTGTATTGTTACTGGCATTAAATTAGACCAGTTCCAACATTTCAATTTTTCAATTTCAATAGTTAAATCAAATTTGCGCACAGGTATAATGTGATCAATTGACCAAAATGAACCATAGTTATTCCAATTCATTTCTGATGTAAAATTATATTCAAACCATTCTCTTAGATATTGAATGTTACAACCAATATAATTCATAGTTGTATCAGTTTTAAAAAGAACATTTCTTAAACGAGCAGCTAAAGATTTTTTTAACCTATAGTTGATGTTTGTATTATGTTCATTTTTACACCATTCATTTTTTTGTTGTGTTAAAAATTGCGGATAACAAGAAAGACAAATCTTTTTTTTGTAAAACTTTTTCAACTTTGCAAAATTTTTTAAAACTTTTTCTTCGTTGCATTTTTCACATTTTGCTAAAAAAGTCTCTGTTTTCTTTTGTCTAATGTGTTTCTTTCTTATTTTATCTATTTCATTCAAACATTTTTTACATGTTTTTGAATAAGACTTTTCACAATATTTTCGATATTTATCAATTGGTTTGGTTTGAGTGCATTTGTCGCACATTTTTACATCTGTATCACTTATCATTTATATTACTATACGTCGTTTATTTTATATTGTTTAAAAAATATTATTTAAAGAAGCTTGGATGCTCATTGCCCATTTCTTCAAACTTTTAGTTCAAATCATCTTATTCATTTTTACTATACCCAAGTTTTTTGTCTTGGCCACAATCCTTTCACAAGAATTGCTTAGTAGAATAAGCTTTAGGGGTTTCAAGCAATTTGATTTTCTCACCAGGGTTTTTCAAATGAATATAAAATTCATTTCCCTGATTAACGTCAGTGGTACTCTTCTATTAAAGAGTATCCACAAAGGGCTTTATGAATATCTTATTTTTTCGATATTCCCCGACATTTTTCTACCCTACAGGCTTTTAAGGTATACGTCCTGGGCGCCATAGGCTACCAATTGCATTAATCCACCAGCCATTTTATAATATTGCTAAAGAAAAAAATTTTCAGAAATTAATTTAATTCAATTTAATTAAATTTAATTATTTTTTTTTATTTTTACAAAATACATATTTTATAAAAATAAATAATCTAACTAAGCACCTTATTCAAGTCCAAATTGGTCTTCATAAATTTAATCAAATATGAATCTTCCAATACTTCTTTTTTGTTTTCATGATGTTTTGTAAAGACATATGAGTCGTTCTTTTTTTTGACAGACCAACCTTGCTCGATAGAATTAAATAAGATGATCATTTTTTGAAATTTAATTGCATCTACTTTTATATTTTCTAAATCTTTTAAAGATTCTAAATTAATTTTCATATCCATAAAATAAATAAATAAAAACTATTTACACAAATAAACGTTTATAATCTTTGACGATCGTATTTGCTATAGTGTTTTTCTTCTTTTTCTAATTTTTTTAATGGTATTTTTACAATATTATTTTTATCGTCTGAGTAATATATATTTTGAATTTTATACCCCTTTTTATTTGGTAATATATTCATCGTATGAATACATCTATTACAAGGTTTACTCAGTTGTAATTTATTTTTTGAAGAAACTCTAATTACAAGTAAATCAACTATTACTAGACGTTTTTTATATTTCAAAGGTGTTAATTTTGATACAGCATCATGTTCTGCATGAATTCCCGGTTTACTACATTTTTCATCACCCATTTGATTAAATCCAAAACTTAACACTTGCATTTTATTCAATTTACCTTTGATAACACAAGCACTATGATTATAACTAGAACATCTACAAGAGCTGATTTTTTCATCTCCGTTTTCAAAAGATTGGATATTTGCATTTATTGGTAAACAAAACCGCTTCATAAACATAGTATCTAACAATGATGATAGCATTTATTTATTGTACTTTATAAATTTATTATAACCTTTATTTTTAGTTTCATTTTTATTTATTAAAATAAATATTTTTTCTTTATTATCAATTAAATAAAAAATTTAATACATATTAAAAAGAAGATGCCTAGTTTTAAGCCTAAATCAATAAAAAAAATTAAATATAATAAAAAAACATCAATTACTTTAGACACAAAACATAATGAATTTTTAAATGAATTTAATAAAGATATGGGAGACAGAGTACCAGAATTAAATGTGAGATGAAAACTCTTAAAACACAATTAAATGATATACATTTATCCATTGAACAACAACTTGACATTCAAGATAAAATGAACGAAGTTACTAAAAAAATAAAAGAAATGAATTTAAAAAAAAAAGAATATTTTCTTGATAACTCTAAATATATTTTTGAGTATTTTGAAAATAAAAAAAATATTTCAGAAGGAAATGTTGTTCAAAAAACTTCAAATAAAACAAAAATTGTAAATTCTTTTTTCAAAATCAACAAAGAATATGATGAGACCTCTACAGCCATATCTGAAAACAATAATATTGTTCAAAAATATTTGAGTAATATAGATGATGTATTTTTAGATGTAAATTCTTTTGTTTGTCAAACAGACATATGTCAAGTATGTTATAAAGGGGAATTGATACCATTAGAAGATGAGGGTATTTTACTTTGTAATCATTGTTCTAGAAGTATTCAATATTTGATTGAAAATGAAAAACCTTCCTATAAAGAACCACCAAAAGAAGTTTGCTTTTATGCATATAAAAGAATTAATCACTTTAAAGAAATACTTGCTCAGTTTCAAGGAAAAGAAACCACACAAATTCCACCAGATGTTGTTGAAAATATTAAAATACAAATCAAAAAAGAGAGAATTGAGTTATTTCAAATTACAAATATAAAAACAAAAGAAATTCTTAAAAAGTTGGGCTATAATAAATACTATGAACATATACCATTTATTAAAGATAAGTTGGGTATTAAACCGCCAATAATGTCTCCAGAATTAGAAGAAACCTTGTGCAATCTTTTTATTGAATTGCAATCACCCTATTCCAAATATTGTCCTGACGATCGCGTGAATTTTTTGAATTATTATTATACCGCATATAAGCTTTGCGAACTTTTAGGTGAAGATGGGTATTTGGAACACTTCCCTATGTTGAAAGACCCTGAAAAGAGAATGGAACAGGATGAAATATGGAAGAAAATTTGCTTAGACTTGGATTGGGAATATATACCGACTATCTAACTAAATTTTTAATTTAATTTACAAAATGTAAATATATATAAAAAACAGCAAAATTAGCCAATAAATAAATTTCACAATTCATTATATTTGTTTGTAAAAAAACCGCTGCACATAATATTTGTTGAAGGTATAATGATAAATATAATATTAATTTATTGCTTTTTTTATAACAATGATTGTACATGAATACTAAAATACTTGTAAAAACGATGAAACAATACACAAAATGAATTGTATTTGAGTGGTCATATATTATAACACCATAGATTCCGATTAATAAAAAACATATAGAAATAAATGAACATATATCGTATCGCAATACTTCATAAAATAATGTTACTATACCCATCAGTATCATATTTACAAAAACAACTTGACTACACTCTTCATTTTTAATTATACTTGAAATAGAACCATCTATTTCGTACTTGTAATATGACGAAACTTTATAAATTACATACATATAAATAAGCATCATTGCTAACAAAAGAAGATTTTTCACAAACATTATTTTATAATGATATAAAAGTTTTAATATATTATTATAAATATTATAATGATGAATACTATAAATAACATCAACTATTCTATTTTTACAAGTAGTAACATGCCAATTTTTTATATAAATTATTCTTTATGGTTTTTAGTATCATTCTTTTTTTCTATATATTATCAATTAAATTTATATTTTGTTTTATATGGATTTTTATTTTGGTCTTTTTGGGAATATATTTATCATCGTTCTATTATGCATGGACTTAAAAATACAATTTATTATTATAAAATGCATGGACACCATCATATGTATCCTAGCAAGCCATCACATATACCTGTTTTTCAATATATAATTGTTTTTCCAATATTTTTTATGTCTTCTTATGTTGTAGAACCATCATTTGTATTTTCTTATTTGCTCGGTCACATGTGTGGACTATATTGTTTTGAAAGTATGCATTATTTTATACATAATGATATTAATAAAGAAAAGATATATACAAAGTATCATTTGTATCATCATAGTCATTCTCAAAAAGCATTTTGTTTTACAAGTCCTTGTTTTGATATTTTGTGCGGAACTTTTCCTGAAGATAAATTTTCATATAATTTTATTGCTGTTTTGCCAATTCCATATATTAGTTTTTATGGTGTCAGTGAAAAAAAAGTTATTGACTAGGTTTATAAGGAAACAATTGCAATTCTTTTGTATTATAAATAGAAAAATTAGGATCATAGTTATTGGCACCTACTCCGCTGCCATAACATGTACCACCTCTAAGATTTCTTCTACGTCTTGTTCTTTTATTATTTTTTTTGGATTTTCTACGATTATTTCTTGTTTTATACGAATGTTTTGCCATAGTATATAATTAGATTTTAAATATATTCTAAATACATAAAATGTCCGAATATTATGGCGTAATAAGTATCGCATCTAATGTATTAGGTATCATTGGATATTTACCAGAAATATATTCAATGATATACAATGTGGAAGTGAAAGTAACTACTAAAATATGGGCCATTTGGATTACTTCTGGCGGTTTAGGTATTACGTATGGTGCATGTATTGATAACCCATATATTATAATGAGTAGTTGTATTAATACAGGGATGTGTTTGATTGTTTTTAGTGTGAAAAAATGGAGGAAAGCGAAAAAGACAAGTGAAGTGGAAGATAATATTGAATTAGAAGTATAGTATTTATATTATTTATTTTGTAAATAATATAATTGATTCAAAATATTTTAAAACGCGTTACTATTTATGGTCTTAAAACCCCCCAGGGAAACGAACTAAATTTGCACCAATTCCAAAGCCAGCTCCAGATCTAGCGGTGGCTCCCATTGTTGGGACATAGGTGTCAAGGATGCTAAAGGTGGCAGCAGCAGTTAAGGCAATCAAAACAATTTCCTCGACGTTTAGAGAACGTTTAGGGATAGCATAAGCAGCAATAGCCACCATTAAACCTTCAACAAGATACTTAATAATTCTTTTTACAAGTTCAGCAACGTTAATTGTTCCGCTCATTATATTAAATAATAAGAAAAAAAATATATATATTGCGATAAAATATATATTGCGATAAAATATATATATTGCGATAAAAACTTAAAATTAATTAATATAAATAATTAAATGGAACATTCTAAATCCAAGTCTTCAAAAAAACCCAGTTTTGAGAGAAAAGAAGTAAATTGCAAACCAAATCCTAAATATGTTGATTTACTAGAAGAGGATAAACCTATTACAGGGCAAAAGTTTGTATGTATTTCTTTTTGCTCTCCTGAACAAATTTTAAAGAAAAAAGAATTATTTTTCTTTGAAGAATTCCTAAAGAAATGGGATTTAAATAAATCTATGGAAAAATTTGTTCAATTTCTCAATTTTGTTTCATTCAAGTATAATGTTTCATTTGACGACTTGACAAATGATTTCAAAGAATTTGTGAAGGAAGAAAAAGAAACTCTATCTAAAACAACCTTTGAAGATGATTACAAGACGTTTATTGATAATAATGAAGAAGAGTTGGAAAAACAATTTGATATTGCTCATAATTTTCAAACAAGCACACGTGGAATTAAGGTTCGAGGGTCATATCCTACACAACAGGAGGCTGAATTAAGAGCAAAAATGTTGAGAGAAGCTGATGATAAACATGACATATTTGTGGGACCTGTTGGAATATGGATGCCGTGGGATCCTGAAGCTTACAAAACAGGACGTGTTGAATATATGGAAGAAGAGTTGAATAAATTGATGAGCGAGAAGAAAAATAATGAGGCAAATGCAAAATCAACTTTTGAACAACGTGTGAAGGAATCCAAACAAAAGGCAATTGATGAAAATATCAAGAATGCCGAGAAATCTGGAAACACTTTAACACAGACGATTGATGATGAAGGAAATTTGATTGGTGTAAACAATGTAAATAGTCAAGAGGTTGCGCTTAAGGAACAGGAAAATATTTCATCTGCTGATATTTGCAATGAGTTGTTTGAAGGAGAGAATATTGTGCTTGGTAAAAAATCTTAATATTCTTTTTTATTAAAATCATAATTTTGATTTAAAAATTATATAAAATAATATAACTATAATGAAAATTTGTTATATTATTTCTACATTCAACAAATATTTGGATACCCGTGTCAAATACCAGATGGATTCTTTTTTAAAAGACGTGCCAAAAGAGGACATTTATTATTTGACTTCAAAAATGGATGCAGAAAAACGACAATTTGGCTGGAATTGTATAGACGATACTCAGAATATCACATGGAAATACATTCATTTCATGTATAATATGAATATACCCGACTATGATTGGTACATATATATTGACGATGATACATTTGTATTTCAAGACAGGTTGGAAAACTTATTGAATGATTATAATTGTAATGAATGCTATTATATTGGTAAAGAATTACATCATTTAAAAAAAGAGTTTGGTTTATATATGTCTGGCGGTGCTGGGTACGCAATTTCCAAGGCATTATATTCACACATGTATTCGTATGTTCGTAAAACTGGTACTAACCATAGTTTCAAACATTGCCAACATGATGTATGTATTGGAATATGGATACAAGAAATATCAAAACAAGAAAGCGTTAAACTACATAATGTCAACAATAATTTCTTTCATTTAGATTTACATAAATACGATAATGAATTGACAAACGCAATTACATTTCATAAGGTGATGACATTAGAACAATACAAGTTTTATCAAGATTACAACACAGATATCAAGAAAGTTGTTAATAAAGAAGATACAACCTTTGCACTCGTCACGGACATTGCTTATTGGGAGAAAGCCAAAAAAACTATTATTGATGTAAGAAGCAAAGGTAATTGGCAAGGCCCGATTGTTTTGATTACAATTGATTTTGAGTTGAATACAAATTTCAATGATTTTTACAATATAATAGAAGTTAAATTCCCGCAGATAGACAAGACGGCACTTCTAGAAAAGATTGGTCCAAATGGTTTCTCGAATAGTGATAAGAGAGAATTGACCAAAACAAATCAATGGGAGAAATTGCATGTATTTGATGATTATTTTAGACAATGGCAAAGAGTTGTCTTTTTGGATGCTGGATTGCGTGTATTAGATGATGTATCACACTTATTGACGCTGGATTACAAAAACAAGATTTTGGCACCAATAGATGGAAAGCATAATGCATATAGTAAATTTTGTTCTCAGTTGTCATATGATAAGCCGGAGCAAATAGATTCTCTCGTTGACACATTAGGCGACACTATTTTGACGTCTAATTTTATGTTGAATTGTATTTGGATTTATGATACAAGTATTTTGGATATATGCAATAAGAGTCAACTGATTGAAGCAATGAATGGTTATCCATTTTGCAAAACAAATGAGATGGGTATCATGAATATCCTATTTCATTTTAAATATCATTTATGGGAGCCATTTCCTATCAATTCATCTAATTGTAAGTATTTGTTTGACTGGTGTGAATTGAATCATCCAGATACAAATTGGAAAGATTATTGTTATATCAAGTATCCTGTGACCATTACTTTTGGAGATACATGAAATATAAACCTTTTTTCTTACCACTTATTTGCCTTTTTGACACTGATTTTGGGACCGGCTCCGCGTTTTTTCTGTTTATTTGGGTCATATTGCTCCTCATCCTCGTCATCCTTGAGACTTTTGGATAGTTCCCAGAATTCCTTAGACCCTAATCTGAAGTCGCCGTGGTTTTCGGCCTTGTACCAAAACACTTGATCATGTAATTTGTTGGATTTTGAGTTGTTATTTATTACCAAGCACTCATAATTCTCTGTACATTGATCCATGACCTGACAAAAGCTTTCAAATGTCGGAAACATACCGGCATAGTTTTCATAGATTCGCCTCCTATTGGCAATATAATTTTCTCTCAAAATAAAGACGTAATCTATGTTCGTTCTTAATGTCGGAGGGATACCAAGCGGATATTGCATTGTGATGACCAACATTATCTTCCAGTGACGACCATTCATAAATAAGAGTCGCATCATTTTATCGCGAGCCCATGTGTTATCATATAAACAATCATCTAAAATAACAAATGCACGCGGGTCAATATTGCTGCGTTTATATGTATCCATTTCCTTTTTAATTTGCTTCAATACAGTTCGCTGACGCTTCAAAATGTTTTCAATAATAGCAGTATTATATTCATTGTGAATGAATAGTTTTGGTACCATTTTGCCGTAAAATCCGTTACCCTCTTCTGTGCCAGAGATAACAGTGCCAATAGGGATATCTTGCTGATAATAAAGTAAGTCTCTTACCAAGAAAGATTTACCTGTGTCACGCTTACCAATTAATACTACAACAGGACCTTTATTTTCATTTGGTTTGAAGCTAATGTTCTTCATATCAAACTTTTTCAGTTCCAAAGTCATAATATAAGTTTTATAAAATTTTATTTTATTTTATTTTACGCAAATGAATAAACAACCTAAACATTATAAACATTATATTAAATAAATCTAATAAGTTAAAAATCCTAATAATTTATATATTATTTAGCTAAAAGAATGATAAATGTTAATTATCAAAAAAGAAAGAACACTGAACTTTTTAAAAGTTTAGAAGATTCAGACATTTTTTCCCTTTCAAATACACAAAATTATATACCAATTTATAATAAATTTTTTTCATTAAATGATACCAATTTTAATGGAATTAATTTTAATAATAAATTGTATATTTCAAACATAAATAAAAAAGTAGACGATGATGTTCATATTTATAACTGCAAAATTAAAAATATTGAAAATAATAAAGTCAAAGATCGCAATGTTTTTTTTAAATTAGCGCCATTATTAGACCCATATAAATATTTAGTAGGTAAATATAATATACATGATGAGCGTATTTTTATTCTACCCAAATTAGAGTCAAAAGAAAAAGATTGTCATGAAAAATTTATTGATTATAATAATTCAGCCTATGTAGATGGACTTTTTTTGTACCTATCTAGTCAACTCATTCATACAGAATATTTTCCTCATGGAGTAGACTATTACGGCTCTTTTTTAGGTATTAAACAAAATTTCACAATAAATATTTTTGATGATATTGATTATTTGAAAAATTCTGAATTCTTTAATAAAAATAAAAATATTTTATTTAAAGTAGATGATTTTGAACATTTACTTCAAGATGAAAAAGAAAAATTACAACCTATTCAAATTGATCACAACAATAGTGCTAGATCTCAAATATCGATTCAAAGTATTGATAATGATTTTTTTGAAAATGTTTTTGAAGATAAGTTGGTACACTTGAACGATCTAAAAAATATGTCTATTGATTTGGTAGAAATAACCAATTCTCAGATAATAGAAAATGGAAATGTTACATTAAAATCAAGTTCCACTTGTTCTTCTAGATCTTCTCACACAGATGAAGGAGAAGGAGAGGAAGAAGGAGAAGGAGAGGAAGAAGGAGAAGAAGAAGGAGATGAAGAAGAAGAAGGAGAAGAAGGAGATGAAGAAGAAGAAGGAGAAGAAGGAGAAGATGAAGAAGGAGAAGAAGATGAAGAAGAAGAGGAAGAAGTTATAGAAGCAACTATACCAAAATTTCCAATTCAAGTAATTTGCATGGAAAATTGTGAAAATACATTTGATGATTTAATTATAAATAACGATTTAACGTTAGAAGAATGGTACTCTGCATTAATGCAAATTATTATGATTTTAATTACATATCAAAAAGTTTTCAATTTTACACACAATGATCTGCATACAAATAATGTAATGTATAATAAAACCGATGCTAAATTTATTTATTATTGTTATAATAAAAATTATTATAAAGTTCCCACCTTTGGACGTATTTTTAAAATCATAGATTTTGGAAGAAGTATTTATAAATTTAATGGGAATTTGTTTTGCAGTGATAGTTTTCAAACAGGAGGAGATGCAGCTACTCAATATAATACAGAACCATATTTAAATGAGAAAAAACCAAGATTAGAACCCAATTACAGCTTTGATTTGTGTCGTCTAGCCTGCTCCATATTCGATTATTTAATTGAAGATATTGAAGAAATCAAAGATTTAAGTAAATGCGATGACCCTATTAAGCGTTTAATTGTTGAATGGTGTTTAGATGATAAAGGAATTAATATGCTGTATAAAAATAATGGAACTGATAGATATCCAGATTTTAAATTGTATAAAATGATTGCACGTTGTGTTCATAATCACACACCACAAGCACAATTAGAACGTGAAGAATTTAAATCCTTTCTCTATAATGGTGTGATTAAGGGTGAC